CATAAGGACAGTTATTTTCCAGAAGTTACTTAAGAAGAAAGATCCTGAGTTTCTAGCTAAGGTCAACGAAAAGATGTCTAGCATTGGTACTCCTGAGACTTGGGGTGCTAGATCTGACGGAAACATACTCAAGGGTATGCTAGATGATCTTAACCTAAAGAGAGCTGATACAAGAGGTATTCCTGTAAGTAAATTGCCTGAACGTAGAACACTGCGTTTTGAAAAGGCCATGAGTAAAGGTTTGATACCTAACTATATGCCTAGGATTTATGCGCCAAGCAGTCCAATGAATATCGCTAGGGCTCTTAAGTTTGGTGGCAGAACGGCGCTTAACTTGGATGTTGGTGGCGGTAGGAAGCTCAAAGAATTTTGGCATTCGTCAACTCCAGCATTAGCAACTTCTACAGAGTTAGATTCCATAAGGACAGTTATTTTCCAGAAGTTACTTAAGAAGAAAGATCCTGAGTTTCTAGCTAAGGTCAACGAAAAGATGTCTAGCATTGGTACTCCTGAGACTTGGGGCGCTAGATCTGACGGAAACATACTCAAGGGTATGCTAGATGAGCTTAACCTAAAGAGAGCTGATACAAGAGGTATTCCTGTAAGTAAATTGCCTGAACGTAGAACACTGCGTTTTGAAAAGGCCATGAATCAAGGATTAGTGCCAAACTATATGTTTGGAAAAATGAGAACTGTCGCTCAAGCTGTAAAGCTATTTAAGAATGACACTTCGATGTTTTCCGCAGGGGCAGGAAAAAGATTTTGGAGTACGAGAGAAAATTCTATAAAATTAAAGCAAAGCAATTATGAAGAGGTTAGACAGTTTATAAATAGCAAAAGTTTTAGATTATTAGACCCCAGAGAGCAAGATAGAGTAAGAAAAGATCTTCAAAGACAGTCTGAAGATCTGAATATGAATGATGTCACTAGAGGCTATGCTCAATATGGAAAACCTGATTACAAAGGAAGGATACATGTAAGCAAAGGTTTAATACCAAATTATAATCTAGCAAACAGAAAGATTTTTTATTTAAAAGATGTTGAAGTTATAAGAAATCCTAATATTAAAGATTTAAGATCTTTAAGAAAAGATTTTGAAAAAGAGTATCCATTATCATCTTGGAGTGGTGGAGACCCCAAGACAAGATTTACAGTTGATACTGACGGAAATAGATATATTTGGCCCTCTCATGCGGGAATGCATTCATATGTAGAACCACTTTTACAAAGAAACATAAAAAAAGATGTTAGTCAAACTTTCTCAAGTTCTCATAAATATAATGCAGGATTAATACCCAACTATGCAAAACTAATGTCTGGGCAGGCTAAAAATATTCTACAAAAAAGCCCAGAATATTCTGGTGCAGTATTAGATGCTGTAAAGCGAGAGGCTTCATTTGGTGTTACTCCTAAAGTTGTAGCGGCCCCTTCCCTTAAAAGCTCCACGAACCCAGGACTTGCAGTTGTAAATCAAGAACAAGAAGGGGGCTCCTTGGCTAAAGCGCGAGTTCTTCATGGGGGTTTAAACCCAAAACAAAGTTCGTCAGTTCCTAATTATGCATTGACTGGATCTGAAGTTTTAAATATTCAATATGGAGCACAACAGGGCAAATCTCAATTAGGTTTGACTGCCATGGAACAGTCTTTTTACAAAGCTAAAGATGCTATTGACCTTCTTAGTGTTAGTGCGGGAAAAGGCAGAGATGCTTTGGAAAAAATTGCAAATAAATATGCAAGAAGCAGTCAAATTGCAACCGAATCAAATTTAAGATATGCAGCACAATTAGGGAAGCTCGAAAAAGAAAGTCCAAACCGACAAGCATTCGCAAGGCAAATGTATAGGAGAGAAGCTCTTCAAGATATGGCTAGCGGGGGAGGAAGAGATGCATTGTTAGCCCAAAAACTCTCTAAATCAAGCGATTTCGAAGAATCTATTCTTGAACAAAAACAAATAGCAAAAAGAGCTGGAAATAAAGAGTTAACTAATTCTTTAAATAGAATAGATAGAAATCTCGATAAGAGTGCTACTCAACTAATGAATCAACCCAAAACTATAGCAAGAAGTTTGGAGACAAATCTAAAAAAAGATGCTATATCAATGGCAAGATTGAATCAATTCACGACAAAAGCAGAAGGGTTTGATAAAAATAAATCTAGGCAATTTTTTGCAAGGCAGTTCTTGCAAGAAAGAGGGGTAGATGTTCAGGATAAACAACAGGCTAATTCTATCATTGCATCCATGGGAAAACAAGGACAAAAAGAATTGTCTAAATTCATGGAGAAGCAAGGTGTAACATCATCTAATGCTGTGTTAGCTAGGGCTGGATTTGCTTCAGGAGAATTAAGAAGTTTAGCTCCAACTCAAAGTAGTACTTTCGTCAATGGATTTAAAAGATTAGAAACAGCACTTAAATCAACATCATTTAAAGACAGATCGATTGGATCTAGACAAATAATTCGGGAGATGAGAAGTGAGGCATTGAGAATAGGGAAAGATAATGCTGCTGTAACCGCTTTAAATCAAAAAATCTCTGATTTTGCAAAAAGTGTAAAATTGAGCAGATCCCAAACCAACACAGTTAGTGCGCAAAATTCTGCCCAGCAAAGAATTAGTAGAGCAGGCGGAGGATTTGGAGGAGCCATGGAAAGACTCAAAGGTTCATTTCAGATGGGGGCAGCTGGTGGTAGAAATTATACCCCAGGATTAGCAGGAAAAATAGCTGGCAGTGCTGGTAGATTTGGCAGTTTTGCTGGGGATTTAGGTAAAAATTTTATGTCTAGGGGTGTCGGAGGTTTCGGGGGTCAAGTAGGATTAGGCATGTCTTTTATAGCTCCAATGGCTGCTGGGATGATTCAAGACCCAAAAAGTAGAATAGATAGAGCCACAATGCAAGATGGTAGTCTAACAGTTGCTGGAACTTCAAGCATAGGCGATAGGGATGTAATGTCTTCAGTATTAATGGGGACGGGCATGGGGGCCATGTTTGGGCCAGGAGGGGCATTGATAGGTGCAGCAACTGGTTTTGTTGCCGCAATGAGAAAAACGACACTGAGTCTAGAAGAGCAAGTTCAATTAAGAGAAAAAGAAATAGCCTTAATAGGTCAAAATTTACAGGCAGTAGGAAGTGTTCAAAACATGTCAACTGCTAGAGTTCAAGCATTTCAGTCAGGCAATCAAGATGAAGTTAATAGAATTGATGCGGCCATAAATCAAACATTAGCCACAATCAATGACAAGGAAATTTTAGAACAGGTATCTAATGCTGCTGGCGACGAAAATGCATTATCTAAAGTAGAAAAAATATTACAAGACAGAATGTCTGTAGCTACTAGTGGTCAAAATTTTGCAATGGCCATGAAAAATAATAATGTACAAAATGCTGGCGTAGCAGTTGGATCAATAATCGCACAAAATATAAGAAGTGGTCTTGTCGATTCCAATGCAGCAAAAGACGCCTTAAGAAATATAACCAGTAATGTTGCGCAAAGAAGAAAGTCTGGAGAATTATTATCTGTAGAAAAAATGTCAAGCCTAAGAGCAACCGCTCAAGGTCAAGGAAATTTAATTTTTGGAGATAATACTACATGGAAAAAGGTCGGAACTGGAATTGGAGTTGCAGCTGGTCTTGCTGTAGCAGGTTTGTTGGCTCCAATTACAGGAGGAGCAAGTTTGGTTGCAGGCGCTGGCTTGCTTACTGCAGTGGGAGGAGGGGCAGCTTTAGGGTATACAGGTGGATCTATGATGGATCAAGATGCAGCTCAAACTAAATTAAACGAAATGGAAGAGCTTGGTGTTAACGAGTTAAAAGAATTCGAAAAGTTAGTTGATGCTGGAGCCATGACTGAAAGAACTTTGGATTTCATGATAGCGGCTTTTAATAAAGGCACCATGGGTATTGATGAAATAGCAAAAGAAGCCTTAAAGTCAGTAGAGAATTTCGAAAAGATACAAAAAAATTCTTCAAAAACGGCAACCCAGTTATTTAATTTAGATAAAAAATTTAAAACTGCAATCAGAAGTTTGGTTAAAAACATGGAGATTGATAAAATTGAAACTACAAGCGAGATAAATAGACAGAGATCTACAGCGAGCTTCGTTTCTCAATTTATGGACAGAAGATCCTCTACGGATTTTATGTCAAAACAACAGTCCAGTATAATGTCAGAGGAGATAGCATTAAGCTTAAGACAGTTTACTCAAGAAAGCTCAGCGCAAATGATGCGCGATATAAAAGCAAAGGGAAAATCTTTAAATTTAATGCCCAGTCAAACAGAGGGTTTGATTGATTTGATTCAGTCTCAAGGAAATGTAGGCTTGCAGAAAATGATTAACAAAAGACAGGTAGAAGGTCAATACAATTTAACTTTAAACAGAGAAGATATATCAAAAATCTTTCAAGAGTCAGGTTTGAGTGACGGTGGACAGGGTATAGCCCAAATAAATGACACCAATAAACTTTCAGGTTTACTAGGGACTAACGACAAGAACCAACAACTTAATATAATTTCTGATTTACAAACTAATTTAGGTCAAGTCATGGAAAAAGGCTCAATGAAAGTTACTTTCCAGAAAGATTTAACTCAACAAAATGCTGATGTGCTTCAAGAACTGATTGATGACAGAAACACTCAGAAAGAAATACTTCAAGCACAAATAGAGGCTCAGAAAAAGGCATTAGAACTACAAGTTGCTCAGAATAAAATTCAATCAGAGATAGAAACTAATCTCAATTCAATAATGCGTAAGGCTGCAAATAGGGCCGAACAAAGAGACATAGACTTATTGGAGGAACAAGCTTCAACAGGAAGAAACATATCAAGATTGGAGTTTCAAAAATCTGACATATTTAAAGGTTTTAATACAAAAGAAGAAGAAGACGACAGACAAGCAGGAATAAGACAAAAGATTTTTGATGAAGAATTAAAAATCAAGAAACAAGAAGATTTAAATAGCCTCAAGATGGAAGGTATCAGACTTCTTTCAGAAAAAAACCTTGTTGACGCTTTAAATAATTTATCTTCAACGATAGAAAAAGATTTAAATTTAGACGGCAAAGAAACAGATTCTTCCGTGGTAACTGTAGATTCGTCCTCAACAGCAAAGCCAGAAAGGGGCAGTGCCGCAAGACAGTTCCTTCAACAGCATGCTCCTCATTTAATAAAAGATAAAGTTATGGAGGGTGCAACTAAAGCTCCAAATTTTGTTCCACAGAATGAACAGAATAAAAAAATACAAGAAAGAATAAAAGAGAGATCTTTAAAAATTACAGATCTTACACAAACTGCAAATCAAACAACCGTCAACATAGAAAAAGCTGCGAGTTCAAAAGACGCAATGAATTCTCAAATAAGTGCATTAAAAGAAGCTAGATTGCTTTTAAGCGAGGGCGACAGAACGGGAGCAGAAAAAATACTAAATAAAGCGGGCAGAAAAGATTTAACTACCTTAAGAGAAGTTGATACGGTAAGTAAGTATACTGGAACTAATGCGTGGGAAGGTATATATGGTGCACCTAAATTTTCAAATAGAAAAAAGCCTGTAGATAAAACTTTGATGCAAAAATTGAATGCAGATATTTCAAATAAAGAAGCTATATTCAATCAAAGAAATCAAGCATTGAATGACTTTTTATTTCAAAGACAAAAATTAGAAGAATTAATAAGAGAGGAAACAACAGAGATAGAATCTTTGGAAGAGCAAAAAATTCAAAAATCTACTTTACCACAGGAAATACAAAAGAAAACTATATCTTTAGAAAAATATAATTTAGCAAATACAGAAGCAGCAATGCAATTATTAGAAGAGAGTTCAAGTATAGATGCCGCTGAACAATCTTTTCAAGCAATGCTTGCGGAAGCAAAACAAAATAACGAATCAGATGAAATCATAGATACCATTGAGTCTATGATACTATTGGTCAAAAAAACAAGAGCAGGTCAAAAAGCTTTTGCAGACTCTTTTCAACTACAAGAAGTCCAACAAAAAGTTGACAATTTTGTGGGAGGACTAAAATTTAATCAATATGCTGGAGGAACTATAAGCGAGTTCAATAATCTGGAGCAGCTAGATGTGCCTAAACAAGCAGCGGCCAATGCCTTGCAAAGTGCTTTAGCTCAAGACCAGAGAGAGAAATCATACGAAGTATTAATGGCAGATCCAAGTGCAACTAATTTAGAAAGAGCGGAAGCTAGGCTCGCTAAAAATGCAGCATCATTTGGTACTCAAGGCCAAAGAGAACAGTTCAAGGGTTTGGTGAACGAAAGAAGTCAGAAAATTTCTGCACTAGAACAAGCTCGATCCACTGGAGCTTCTCCCGAAGCAATAGCAAATTTAGAAAATTCTTTATTGCAATTAGATGATACCATGAGAGATGTAGCCTTAGAGATGTCTCGCAGCACTAGCAGGGGAAGTGAACCTGCATTTTCCGCGTTTAAGTCCGACATGACCGACGGACTTCAAGCAGGCTTTGCTGATGTTCAATCTAGGGCGGAAGGGATATACTCCAGACTTGGGAGGGATTTACCAAATGCTTTTCATCAAGGTATGGTACAAGCCATGGAAGCGGCAATTATGGGTGCAGATGACATGGGGGATGTATTAAATAATATAGGTCTTAGTTTTCTCCAGATCATACAAAGAGCTTTTCTTGAAAGTGCTGCTGCAAGAATGATGGGAGTATTCGGATTTAATAGTGGGGGATATGTAACTGGAGGCAGTGGGACAAGAGATGATGTGCCTGCAATGCTAACAGGAGGAGAGTTTGTTATGAGGAGGAGTGCTGTAGAAAAATACGGCACTCATTTCATGCATAATTTAAATGCTGGCACTGTGCCTGGTTTCTCGGAAGGGGGCATGGTTAACTTAAACATCAAAGGGCCTAGGGCTGCAGTAAGAGAAGAATATGAAGATAAAAATGATTACGGGAGTGTAACTCGATACAAAACTATAAACAAGGGAAGAGGCATTGATCGCAGACTTTCTGGATATGCAATTGCAAACGATAGGCAGGTACAACAATATTTCAGAGATCAAGAAACTCAGTTTAATGAAGATCTTGGAACTGGAAGACAAGAAAGATACAGAACTGCATACGAAAAAGCCGCCAAAGAGAGGGAGGCTAAAATGAAAGCACAGCAGGAAAAACAACAAAAAGATATGTGGAAAAACATGCTTATAGGTATAGCGGCAGCTGCAACAATATCTTGGGGGATGGGGAAAATACAAAATTGGTACAAGGGTACTGAATTTGCACAAAATAGGGCAGCTAAAAAACACCAAAAACAGTATAAAGACAAAGGTTTTGTAAATGTAAAAGGAAATAAAGGGTTTAGTTCAAAAATTAGCCCAGACGACGAAATGCAAACTAAACATTTCTTCGACAGAATGAACTTTCATGAAGGTCCAGTCACAACAGCCAATGAAATAAACAAAGCTAACCTTAATGCTAAAGTTGGAAAAAGTGCTATTACATGGGAGGGTTACGAAGGAGGTCAAGTTCCTAAATCAAAAAGCTCGCAAAGGGGAGTTGGAAGCATGCTGAGTGCTGGAGAATATGTAGTAAGTCCTTCTGCGGTGCAGGCATATGGAACCACAATGATGAACCAAATTAATAATGGAGCTATGGCTGTTCCTTCAAGTTCAGGAGGAACAAATGTAACCCATGGAGATGTTAATATAAACATTAATGTAAGCTCTAATGGTCAATCATCTGGGGAAGGAAAGAATGCTCCAGACAATTTCGCTAATAAAGTAAAATCTGCGGTAATGGGAATAATTAAAGAAGAGAAACGACAAGGAGGCTCTTTAAGGTAATGAAGGTTTTTATAAATGAAAGATTTTGTACATAACGAAGATCAAGCATTCTATTTAAATGGATATCAATTATCTGGAATATCTTCACTAAATGCTAATTATACCGTTCCCACGGAAGATAATAATTTTTTGGGTTATGTAGGTCCAGCAGATCTATTACAAAATGCTCCTGGCACTACATCATTCTCTTTTAAAAGATATATGATTTCATCTGATAGAGAAATAACTGATTTGATAGGTGATACAGGAGGCTTTGATGGAGGTATATCTTATAACAATAGATCATTTAATTTTCAATCAGGTTTTATAAATTCTTATTCATGTGCTTTTGCTGTAGATAGAATTCCAGAAACTTCAGTATCTCTTGTTGCATATGGAGAAGTTGGTAATAATGTACCAATAAGAGGTCAGAGAGATTTATTAGAAAAAAGATTATTTACTCCTACGTCAAGTGGAATATCATTAAAGTGTGACGGAAGATCAACAAATAGAGTGTCTTCTTTTTCTTTTAACATGTCTGTAGACATAGAACCTATTTATAAAATTGGTAATTTATTTCCTTGCGAAGTGATGACTAAATATCCAATAAGGCAAGATTTATCAATAAAATTTGATGTTGATGATTACGAAACAAGAAACCTGTATGACTACATGAGGACAGGAATACATTTCGAAGACATAAAAATTACATTAAAAGAACATTGTGCAGAAATTCAAGGAAGAAAAATTGAATATATATTTAAAGATGCTCACATAACATCAATGGATATATCAACCGACACAAGTAATAATACAACTATAGATGTTCAATATAAAACTGTATCAAGATATAAGCCTACAATAAATTATGAAATATATTAGACATCAGGAGTGTGTTTTCGAGGTTGATGGAAACAAGTTTTTGGCTACAAGTGCAAACTTAACTGCACAATCTTCTGCACAAGATAACAGGACATATAGGGGAGGGCTTTTATCATATGAAGCGACAGAGCCTCTAAATGCAACAATTGATGTAGAGTATTATATAACTGGCAAAGAAGATTTAATAGGGTCCTTAACTGGCGAAGCATCTTGTAATGGTAAATTTTGCGGAATACATTTTTCTGGAGCATGCTTGACAAGCTATTCTGTAAATATAGAACCTTACAAGCCAGTGAGTTTTTCGGCATCATTTTCTATATATAGCGGTTACCATCAGGAGACTCAAACAGGTTCATTTGTTGGTTCTACATCTGGTTTGGCTAATGGCGCATTTACCGAGTTGAAAAATTTTAACAAAAATAATATAGGTATAGACTATCCTCAAAAAATATCATATAATGTTGAATCCGAAAGATTGCCTAATTATATAATAGGACATGAATACCCTCAATATGTAACGCTTGGAAAGGTAAATAGAGGTATCTCTATACAAGGGGAAAACATAGGGCCGCTGATCGACTTCTCTGGAAGAGATTTTGCAACTATAAAAATTTCTCCAAAAAATAGGGGGAAAATAGCTAGAGGTCAAACTGTAGAATGTGCTGGCAGAATAGTTTCTCAAAATTTAACTATATCAAAAGATTCTCTGATGAAAGGGTCTGTGAATATAATAGAAAGTTTAAGATGAGCATTCGGTCACTATGGCAATTAGATTCTAATCCATTTTTTGATAATTCAAAAAATTCTGGAGGAGACTATTATAATACTTATCAAGATTTTATAAAAAGATCTAAGCTTGACTTGTCTTTAAAAAATTTTGTTTTAGATGATGCATTTAGTTTTATACCTTCGTACAGCTCTACTGTTGAAATAATGTTTCCTTCACATATTTTTAACTACGAAAATTTATACACATCTGTGATTCATAAAAAATTAAACTCAATAGATATAACATTTAATTTATCTTTTGATGTTAGAAACGATTTAGATGCAGAAAATATTAAGAGTTACATAGAAGACAAGGCTGGAGAAGAGCCTTTCCCTCTTCAGTTTGCTGACAGGTTAAGTTTAGATCAGCAGAATGCATATAAATCTTTATTTTCTTTACCTCCTTATATGGTTCAATGGTTTACATGTATTAGTGTTAATCACGACGAATCATACAATAATCAGAACAATCTTTCGATGACATTTAAAAATCAAGATTTTTCGATATTAAATTCAAAGTATATATTATATGCAAATTGTTTGCCTCAGAGAACAAAAGATATAATAAATCAATACACATTAAAAGAAGAACTAGATATTGAACCATCTTATCCTTTTAGTGTGATTGAAAATAATGCTGTGGTACAAACTGAATTATTTGCCCCAGATGCAAGACTTCATTATTCCAGGGACGGAAATAAAAATACAAAGTTAAAAGTTTTAGAGCTAAATTTTGATAAAATTAGCACAGAAACATTGGTGAAATTATTAACTTTTTTTATAAAGAGGCAGGGAGTAGAAACATTCAAGTTTAAAACAAAGCAGGGTAAAGTTTTGAATTTGGTCGCAGGAAAAATAAGACACTCATACCTATATAGTGGTGTACATAGAGTAACCGTATCTTGTGTTGAAGAGGTTTTATCAAGGAAATTTCACTGGAAATATTAAAAAAATTTATTAAAATAATTTAATGGCATATAGTAAACCACAGAAAATTAACGAAGAACTTTTTCAATATAGCAAAAATCAAGTTATAGAACTATTTGAAATATCAGATATAAGAGGGGATAGTTCGTCTATTTATTTTTATGGAGGAATCAATAATTTCAATGAAGGTATAATTTTTGATGGAAAAACTTATATATATCTTCCGTTTTCTGGTGAGGATTTTGCTACTAGGGGTGATGGAAAAATGAATAGGCCGAAAATAAAAATCATAAACCACTTAGGACTTTTCTCGAAATATATAAAAAATAAAGACGACCTTTTAAGGGCAAGGGTTCACAGGACAAGGACATTTGTTAAATTTTTAGACAAAGAAAACTTTTTGAACTTTGATGAAGATTATGAGTATTGGTATAATTTAGGTATAGATCCAGATCCTAGTGCTATAATTAAAAAAGAAACATGGTTAATAGCGCAAAAAATAAACGAAAATAAAAATTACATTGAATACGAATTAGCCAATGCTCTTGATTTAGATAATATAACATTACCTAGAAGAAAAATAATCAATAATTATTGTTCCTGGAAATATAGAGGTTCCCAATGTGGTTTTACTGGTCCGCCCATAGCTGACAGTAATAATGTTAAATTTGAAAACTCCATGGTAGACAGAGGTGAGTGGGTGGCTGGAACAAGTTACACTCAAGGAGATTTTGTATATTTAATAGTTGAGGATGGCGTAAGTTTTAGGCCTTTAGTTTTTGTTGCAGCAAAAGATCATACATCATCTCAGTCTAATAGGCCCACTCTGGATAATAGAACATGGTTAAAGGATGAATGTTCTAAAAATTTAAATGGATGCAAAATGAGGTTTAAGGGGGCTCCTAACGAACCTTTGCCGTTTGGAGGCTTTCCTTCTAGTAGGTTATTTTAAAGTGGAAAAGTATAAAAAATGTATAAAAGATATTATATCAATATCGGAATCTAAGCCTCAAGAAGAATCTTGCGGATTTATTGTTTTGACTAAATCAGGCCCATTTAGCATTGAGACTCGAAATCGAGCACCCAGTAAAGAAAAAAAGTTTTCTATTTCGCCTCTAGACTTTGTTAAAGCTAAGAAAAAATGCCATTCAATAATTTCAATTTTTCATTCTCATAGTCTAGGCGATGAAAATCCATCTGAATTGGATTTAAGAATGACAGAGGAATTGAGAATACCTTTTGTTATTTATAGTTTGATAACAAAAAAAACTAGGTTAATTTCGCCAAAAGGTATGCAAAGTAAAAATTTGCACCTAAGGAGACTGCATCAGGCCATTAAAAAGTGTAATAATAACTTTAAGGAACATGTGGAATGAAAATTTTTTTACACGGAAATTTGGGTCATAAATTTGGTCGAGAATGGGATTTAAAAATCAATACGGCTGCTGAAGCATTTAAAGCTATTGATGCAAACTCAGATGGCTTTTACAAGCATATACTAGATGGTCAAAAACATAACATTCGTTATGCAGCCATCCAGGGAGATAAACAACTTAGATTAGAAGATCAATTACACTTTAACTTAAAAGAAGAAAAGGATTTGCATATCCTTGCAGTCCCAGAGGGGGCATTAGACGAAGATGATTTAATGTGGTGGGGCTTCGGAGGCGCGCTCCTGGGGGCAGGACTAAGTACTTGGGCCGAAAACTGGGATGATGGTTGGTTAAAAACTGGAGCAATAGCTATTGGGTCAGTAGCATTTGATTTAGGAATGGCTTTAGGGACTACAGGTTTAATGATGAAATTAATGGATGCCCCCTCAGTTACAGCGCCAGATATTGAAATGACTGCGCCACCTGAAGAAAAGGCTCCAGAGAAAAAAAATACAACATCATTTACATTTTCAAGGCCAGTCAATAACACATCTCAAGGAGTGCCAGTTCCTATTGGTTATGGAAGACTGCGGGTAGGAAGCAGCGTAATATCTTCTGCTTTATTAAATTGCAGGATTACTCCTTTCCCTAGCATTGTGGAGAGTAACGAAGCAGACGATGGTAATTTGCAAGTCGCTGCTACGGTAGATCAATTTAGTAGTACTGCGAGTGCGGGAGCTTTGGCTCCATTAAATCAATTCGAAATGGAAAGAATTGTAAATTCTGAAACTGCAGATGGAGATTCTATTGTGGAACTGCAGGATTCTGAAGGTGATTGGCACGAAACATCCATGGCTCTAATTAAGGAACAACTAGGCGGCGCTGGTGCCTGGAATGATTTTGTATTTACACGAGGATTAGGAGTCTTTTAAATTTATTTAAATGGGTTACAATATATACGCTTTTTCTAATAACACTGAACCTAGGTTGTTTTTCAGGAACCTAGAGGAAGGCGGGCATTCTGATGAAGACTTAGAAAAGCTACAATCTACTACATTTCTAAAAACACTAGACCTTTTATCAGAAGGTCCGATAGAAGGCTTTTGCGATCAAACAGGCAAATTAGTAACAGGCATAGATATATTAAAAGGAGTTTATCTAAATGAGATCCCAATTAAGAATACTCAAATTAATACAGTAAACGATATAGGGGCTTACAATTTTAGGAATGTCAGACTCGCGTTTAAAAAAGGACAACCAGATCAAAAAGGATTCCATCAAGATGATAGTGTCACTAATGTAACCTCTCCTTATTATTGGTTAAGGGACTTTTCTTATTCGTCTCAAACTATAAATAAATCTATAAATTTAAGTAATCAAGTTAACTTAGATTCAAAAGATGGAACATTGCAAGCTAAAAAAATCAACAGTCAATGCACTCACTCAGTTATAGATCAAGATGTAGATTGGCTTGGAGTTACATTAAATGTAGGAAGTTGTTATACAATTGCAGACGATGGTGAGCAATTACCTAATGTAGGCGCATTCCATATATGGGGAGATTTTACTGGCATAACCCATAGAACTATTCCAGAAAATACAGCAGTTAAAGTTTTGGCTGATGGACCAGGTGAATTTAATGCATATGTGTATATAAGCGGACTTGCTTTATCTTCCTATAAAGAAGATATATTTTTTAAATTAATTGACTCTAAAGAGTTAGCTTCAAATAGACCTAGAAAAATATTTATAAGAAATGTCACAGAACAATCTTTTAATTTTAAATCGAACTTTACGGCGAGTCTTGACTCTGTTACTGAAATTGTAAATTCAAATTTATCGTATCCTTCTTCAGCTTTAGTTGCCAGCTTAATTAATGCAGAGAATTTTTCTAATATACCACAGAGATCATATCATTTAAAACTCAAAAAAATCAGAGTTCCTAGTAATTATGTAGATAAAGTGGAAGGACCAGATGGACCTACAAAAGAGAGAAAATATGCTTATAAGGGATTTAAAAAAGGGTCCAAACACACTAGCGAGGATCGGCATGAAGGTGTATGGGATGGAACATTTAAAGAAGAACTGGAGTGGACTGATAATCCTGCTTGGATATTATGGGATTTACTTACAAATGATGTCTATGGAATAGGTGAATATTTAAAAGATATAAATATAGACAGATGGGCATTTTACAAAGTAGCTAAATACTGCGATCAATTAGTTCCCACTTCTTTGCCAGCTTCAGATGCGAATGAATTTGTTAAAGAAAGAAGGTTTTCCTGTAATATATTAATTCAAAATGCTGCAGAAGCATATCAAACAATAAATGAAATAGCTTCTGTTTTTAGGTCTTTAGTCTATTTTGATAACTTAGATGTATTAATATCCACAAATAATTTAAAGGATTCAGTTTATACTTTCACTAATGACTCCGTGACTTCAGATGGGTTTTCCTATATAGGATCTTCTTATAGAACGAGATTCACTGCTGTAAAAGTTGGATACAAGGATAAGGATGATTCATTTTTACCAAAATACGAATACATAGAAGATCCTGAAGGAATATTAAGATTTGGATTATTGCAGAAGGAAGTGACTGCCGTAGGGTGTACCTCTCGAGATCAAGCATTAAGGTTAGGAAGATGGATACTTTTAACGGCGAATCTAGAAGAGGAAAGTATTACATTTAGGACAGACAGAAAAGCTGAATTTTTATATCCAGGGCAAGTTTTTACTGTATACGATAAATTGAGGTCAGATGAAGTCGTAGGAGGTAGAGTAAGATATTTACAAAACAATAAAAATAATGTTCAAGACAACTTTATATTACTTGATGAAACACTAGATATAGAAAACAGAAAATACAAATCTATATCTTTTGTAATACCAAGTTCTGATGGATCAAAAAACACTATATATAAAGAATTTGTACATAGAAATGGAAAAGCTATTGGCGGACAAGACGATGGTGACAGAGGTACATTCTCTATAGTTCCAATAAATTCAGACAGCAGCGACAATAGGCAGATAAATAATTATCTTCAAAATACTCCTTCTGGCACCAAAATAATAACTAATTCAAATGAAGATTTAATACTGCTTGACCCAGGACAAGAATCATACACTAGCAGCACGGCTCAATATAAAACACTAAATGATTATTTTCTACAAAGCGGAGTGCTTGAAAACTTAAGGCAAGGTGGAGAGCGTGCTAAGAATACTTCGAAGATTAGTGAAGGTGCATATTATATCCTTCATGTGGAAGATGATGTTGGAAATGATTTAAGAGAGCCAAAGGAATATACTTTAATTTCAAAAACGGAAAATGATGATGGAAGCTTTACAATAGCTGGATTAGAGTACAATAGAGATAAATTTGATAAAACGGATGTTTCTTCTGATATTTACGACGAGTCAACATTTGTATACGACAATAAATTATTTAATAGAAACCTTAATGATGGCGATGGAGCTTTACCTCCTGGCAACCAACCAGAGGAAGAAGAAGAAGTTGTTCAGGTAATAAATTACGGATACCCGAAAGCTAATACCGTGGATCTTATAGTGGATCCAGAGGGATTTATAAATGCTGACGGAACTAAAGTTTCACTGGTCAACTACTATCTGCATAATATAAGCGAAAATCAAAAATATTATGATGCAAGTAAATCTAATTCACCGAGATATGAACTTAGAGTACAAGAAATAGACGAAGAGTATTATGGGAAATTATTAAGTTCAACCGTAAACGACACAGCAATACTACAAAATGGACAGTATATTATACCTGGTCAATCCTGTGGAGCTAACAAAGTTTTGTATGATAATGCATACGGAGAGTTTGTACGAATTGTAGATGCAGATGGAAAATTAAGATTCATCAATACTGTTTTTACTCCTACAGGAAAAGCTTTAATTGGTGGAACTGATGTAAAAAGAGTAACTATACCAAACTATAAAGATTCAAAATTTACGGATATATTAAAAGTCGAGAGGCCTCGTGTATTAGAAGAAACTGGGAAACTTAATGTAGAGGGATGTACTGTATTTCGTAAAACTTATTCAGATAAACAAATTACAGATGTTTTGTCTGGACAATTCGAACTTCCCAATCCAGAGGGCTTTTATGAGATACGATGGTCGGAAGCAAATAGCCATGGAAGAAGTGCGGAAAAAGTTTTATTCTTCAGGGGGTCTGTAGATACAAATCCACCAATACCTCCAGAATCATTCACTGCATCGTTAAATAATCTGTTTCCTAATTTAATAAGTTTTAAATGGAGAACTTCTCCAGAAAGAGATAGTGACATATATGGATTTAGAATATATACGGGGCATGTTGGTGGCGGAGATCCAGATTTAGAAAATACAGATGTTATAGCTCCTTCAGATGATTTTCCAAATACCGAATCAGTGCCAAAAGAAAATGCTAGATATTTGCTAGAAGTTCCTGGGAGGAATAGTGTATATGCAAACTACACTGCGAATACTAATGATGGCAGAATAAGAGACGATCAAGGCAATCCTATAAGCGTGGGAGACGTTGCGGCTTTTCACATACGAGCTATTGATTTTGCACAAAACCCAAGTGACCCAATAAACAGTAATCTGCTATCATTATTTGACCTAAATTTGCCACCCTCTTTTTTGCTTTCTGGAGAAATTAGAGAGGAAGGAAAGGGTACTGACAGGTATGGGCATTATCCAATACTTCATGCATTTTATTCAGGAGCTTTTCATGAACTACCTTCTTTCAGTAAATATCATATTGAAATTTTTGATGAAACAAATGGTGTTGGTATTGGAAAAGATTATAATATATTTAAAAGTGATGTAAGAACTGACGAAGCAGATATATACGGAATAGATGGCTCTGGACATTTCGAAATAAGAAATGTTTTACCAAATACAACTTATTTTGGCAGAATGGCAGCATGGACTGTCGATGGAAGATCTTCTCCATATGCAGAATCTACTGCATCAATAGGAGCTGACAATTTTGCTCCAGCAAGGCTACAGAACTTCAGGGTATATAAAGAGTTTAGTAATTTTAGATTCATATGGGATGTACCCAGGGAGAAAGATTGCAGCAGAATATTATTGTTTACTGGGGAAGGGGATCAGAATTTTAATATTACGAACGAGGCATCTAATAGCATAAATAGAATAGAGGAGGTTCCAGACCAAAGACCTTTTGCATCTGTTAATCCCGATGATAGCCCAGCATTCCCAATTGACAAATTTAGACATCCAGATGGAACTCCTTGGCAGAAAAGGCAATTTCCCTTTCATGCAGTTCCAGTAGACACATCAAATAATACTGGTGTATGGGCAGATGGAGAATATGTGTATGTTGACTTAAGTCCACCTCAAATTCATACCAGCGGAAGTCTTTCTGATGATGGTAATACATATATACATGTTTTTTATTCAGGGGTTTCTCAGAACGATCAATCATTTAAATACTATCACACTGAATATCAAAATGTTAATGAGTTTGAATTTAAGTCTTACCAAGATAGGACAAAAGCTCATCATATCGCTCCAGAAGATAGAGCGCATGAAATACAAAAAATAGGAAAAGGCTCTGGGCATTTTTCTTTCCTTGCTGCTGGAAATAGATTTTACGAAGTAAGTACGAAGGTTGTTTTAGATGTATTAGAAACAGATTTTGGCGATGATGTTCCATTAACAAATCATTTGTATGGAAAAAGCTCTGTTTATATTTGGGCTCCGCCCGATCAAAATCCTCCTCCCCCACCAAGTTGGGTAACTTCATCAAAAAACGGTAATAACATATTTTTATCATGGAACAATCCTAGTGTTCATGATTTAGATTCAATACTTTTATATACAGGATATCAGAATAAAACTGGAAAAAAAGACGGCACAAGAATTCATGATGATTCAAGAAAAACTTCTGATATCATTGCGCTTAGAGATTTTCACGCAAACACAAATAAAAATTTATATTTTTGGCTAAGAGCTAAAGATACATCAAACAATCTTAGTGATTTTAGTGTTGGCAACACTAGTTCAGATCCTCTTGGTAATAGCGGGCAATTGGTTTCTGTTGGAAGAACTAAACAGCTTGATAGAGACGAAATAGTAATAACTACTGGAATAAATTTAGACAATAAAGGGGATGGAGCATCTCAACCATTTATAGAGTATACTATACTAGATAATCCAGTAAACTACCAGCATGCATTTTACAATATAGAGCTTGCTAGAGATCCAAAGTACACGACACTTGTGGGCACTCAAGCCTCAGAAATAACCTATGGCCCCGATTTCGCCCCAACTGAAAATGTAGGCAGTGGAGTATTTAGTAATTTATTAGCTAATGAATATTATTATCTTAGGGCAAGAATTCAGGAGCATGATGGAAAATATAGTTACTGGACTGAAGCCGCAGATAATCCCATACTAACTCCTAAAGACGATATACCGCCAATTGATCCAGTCAATTTCTTTATAACTTCTGGACCTAAGCAAGTGTACCTAGAATGGGAATGGGGTAACGGAATATCAAGAGACACCGCTCATGTTTTAATTTATAAAACTGGAATACCAACAGGAAGAATTGAAAATCAATCTCACCAGGAAAACAATTGTTGGTCTCAGTTTGATATTAGTGGTTATTTTCAAGACAACCCTGAAGAGTATACTTACAAGCAGCCCGCATCTACATCATATATAGACAATGACATAGAAACAGGGATTGTTGATCCTATTCATGGCGGAAAGAAACAAACAGTATTATATCATTATTTTCTTAAAACAGTAGACAGATCTAATAATACTGGAGAACATTTCGTTTCTGGAATAGCCAGAGATGAGCACTCTGGATATTGGGTAAATAAAGCTAAAACTGTTTCTCGTAGTTATGTAAATGATAGATACGGAACAACCCCTCATACATTAGGGTATATAACTGGAGGAGCAGTTAGCGCCAATTACATATCAAATGTTTATGCAGGAAGAATATTAACTGATAAAATTACTGCTGCAGATTTCATATTAAGTCATCCAAGCGGAAGAGTATTAAGTGACAATGTATATTCAATGGGTTCAAATAATCAGACTTTTGCATATAGCAAAGGCAAGGGTTTATACATGGACCACAAAATGTTCAGGATAGGAGATCCCGAGCCAGGAGGGCACGGGCTATTTTGGACTGGGCATAAATCTGACATATACGGAGATTTCACAAAGCCAAGTTTCTCTAAAGATAGAGACGGGTTTCATTCAATGGACATAGATCCAAACACTCTTGAAATCAGAGGAAATATGACGGCTGGACAAATCCTAATAGGGGCCAGCAATAATTCTGCGCTACATGTAGATAACGAAGGAAACCTAAGCATAGGAAAGCAATCAAGAACACTGTCTGGATTCTTTACAGGAGTGCAGGGTGTTTCTGGAATAATGGGAGAGATTCCAAACTATCAAACCTTAGAAGATCCTGATGCAGTATATGTTCAGTTAAGTGTAGATCAATTTGATGCGATACAGAATGCTCAATTTAGAGCATTGCAATTTGGCGGTGCATTTTTAGAAACAAACTGGATAAGAGGGTATTATCGTGGATGGGAAATAAGACAAATAGAGAGTCTTAAGATTAATGGAAATTACGCGAATGGATATGCCACAGCGAAACTAGGCATACCTTTTGCGGCATATGAAGGCTTTGATTTTTCATCAATAGAGGGCAATCAATATGGTTTAGCTGGTGTAGTAACCACTGGAAGTCAAGCCGTTCAAAGTGATGGCGTACCAACATATAGAGACTGGTGGAGAGTTCACGAGTCTAAATTTAAAGTAACCAAGGAGGGTGTTCTTTTTGCTGCAGACGCAAGAATATTGGGAACAGCCAGAGCGGACGCTCTTGAGGTTAATAAAACTATAGTGCTTGGTGATGTATACAATCAGTTCACAAGTGTCATACAGAGTTATGGATACGTAGATGGTGATATATGTGAAGATGGAGTGCATCCATCTGGATGGAAAATTGTAGGAGATGGCCACGCAGTATTTAAAAGTATAGATATTAGATCTGGAATTATAAGCGGATCTATGGGACTAAGTATAGGTAAAACTTGCGGAGGTGATGATAACTTTTTTAGAGTAAATCAAAAAGGGGAGTTTGCTGTAGGAGACAAATTAGTATTAAAACATAATAAATTTTTTGTTTCAAGACAGGGAGATATGAGAGCCAGAAATGCTGTCATATCTGGAGATTTAGAGGTTACGGGAACTATAGATGTTGGTGGAGGAATTAGGCTTTGTGCGGACGTCTATAGAAATGAAGCTGGAAATTTTGTAGATAGAGGTGATAAACGAGGTATTTACATTACGAGGCATGATATAAGGTCTAGTAATTTTTCAGACTCATATGATAATGGTCCAGGATTTAAAATAGACAATAAAGGAAGAACAGTTTTTCATGACATCAAAGTCACTGGAGGATTTATTAGTGGAGTTAGTATAATAGCAGGAAAAGGCACACAACTTAAGCCTTACTTTAAAGTTTTTAATAATGGGGAGATGAGTATAGGTTCATACGACAGCCCTTCAAGTGCCCCAAAAAATACACACCCATTTTATGTTAATAGATTCGGCGATATGTATGCAGAAAATGCATATGTAAGGGGAACGATAACTGGAAGGAAAGGAAAGATTGGATCCTTATATATAGATGAAGAATTTTTAAGTACATGGAGCTGGAACACTTTGAAAAACGCTCCAGAACTAAGTAAGATTAGACAAAGCAACGATTTAGAAACTCAATTAGGCGGTCCATTTCAAAAAGACACAAATCCGTATAGAAAAGGAATTTACTTAGATATAAATGGAAATTTTTCAATTGTAAATGATTACGGCAGATTGCTTGGATATGATTTTCCGAACGATTATCTAACAATAACTGGTCTTGCATCAAGCAATAATAAAAGCGCACTATTAAATAGGACTATAGACGAAAATGGCTTAGGCGATGGATTTTATTTAAGTGCGAAAAAAGATACTCAAAGTTGGATAGCTAATTTTAGCACAGATCCTCACAGTGCAACTGGAGTTGCTAACCTAGTAGAAACTCAAATTAATGGCGATATACAATTTCCAATAGCAGATAATGAGTATTTTATTATGAATAATACTCCTATTAATTACAAAGTTTTAAGAATATATGCTGAAACAAATGACGGAACTTGCTCGCTGAGTTTCTATAATAATAAAAAAATCGGAAACACACAATCTATATTTGCTCAAGATATGAACAGTGTAGGTACAGCAGGTAGAACACAGCATACAGCGGCTTTAGGTTACAACCACATTGATCAATCAAATGGATTTATAATAATAAAAGTTAAAAGTGTTGCAGCTGCATGCACAAGTATTAGATTCAGAATTGATTTACAAAGAACTGGCGGTGGTAGATATACTGCATGGTCTTAGCAATATAAAATTTAAAAAAAATTTTTTTTTAATATAATATATATATGAATATAAAAGAATTACCTGATCAGCAAATTAAAGCATTATTGTATGATTTATTCATGGAGAAAAAATTATTAAAAAATAATATTAAAATTCTACAAAGAGAAATCACACAAAGAGAAGAATCAAAAGTAAGTCAAAAAAAATCTATAGAAACAAAGAAACAGGAGAAGGATGCCTCTTGATGGACAAATATACTGGAACGGATTTTCTCCTTCGGTTTTTGCAAAACCAGGAGAGGGGGAATTTACAGCTTTTCAGGATGTAAGATTTGGCCAGACAGAAACTGAAGATAGTCATAGCTCTTTTCGTTTCAGTGGAAAAAGGCGAGAGCGAATAGCAGATTTCTCTCAATTAATGCATAGAGACAATAGAGGTCTATTTGATGTAATTGATAATGAAAACTCTTTGATAAATACTTGGTATGGAACTAATTACACTGCGGCATGTACATATTCTTGGCCAGGATTTGATGGTTATGGAGATCAATTAAATGATGAAATAACACATAGCGATATTAGTAATGTATTTAAAGACGGTGGTACTGAAGCAGACTTGGAGGCGTCCAAAAATAGAGAGAGTTGCCACTGGCTTTCGAATGTTGCTTTAATGCAAACAATAGATCATCCATTTATAGGAATACATGAAGAAAAACCATTGACACTTAATATAACAAAAAATTATGCTGGTTTTTATTTAGTATTAGAAAGAATAAGACATCAATATAATGAACTATATATTCGCCCTGTACACGCTCAAATATTTAATAATTATTTAGACGGAGAAGCTCAGGCCGTAAAGGATTTTTACAGCGGAACATTTCCTGAAAAGTTTGATTGGTTGAATTATTATTCATGGGGAGAATTAGGTGGAAGTGTCATGCTGGGCTACAATTTCTTACCTTGCGATCACGAACTTTTCACTGGAAAAAAAGAAGTTTTTAAAGGGGCTGATGGAGTAGTAGGAACAGCAGACGATAATAATAATTTTAATTTTAATACTTCCAGAATATTAAGAATTAATGATTTTGATAGTGGAGGTAATTTTAAAGGATTTTCTATACAATCTGTTTTTAAAGATAAAATACCAGCATTGTTTTTAAGGGACGAATATGATAAAGGCACAATGGATTGGACTGTAGGGCAGCAGTCTGTTTTTATCAATCCAAATGGAGAAGATTATGTTAGATATTCAGAACCAACAGAAACTATATATTACTATTGGGTAAGAATGGCTCCACCGTTTTGGGTATACGCAACATATGGGTCAGAATATCATATATATGCAAATCTAGAAATGGATACAAATTTCAATCCTGCTGAACCAAGAGAGTCTCAAATAACTAAAAACAGATACGAAGCACTTGGCAATAAATTTGAATTAGAATATGCGGAAGATCTTTATAACAACGGAAGCACAATGGACGAAATCAAGGAATTAGTGCAGGGAGAAAATGATACAGTTCTGTTTACCCAAGAGGAGGCGAAAAACTATGGTCGAGCAGCAATGCTCATAGCATATAAGGGACATAACGGATACAATAATGCGGCACAACTGGATGCAGGTGACCCTGGATTGTTCGGAGATGCAAAAGCTTACGGTAGGGCCCCATTCAATGGAATAGTAAGACAAGTAACCAATAAAAGGTTTTTGCATGAGTATAAGACTCCTACGATGAACGATTGGGAGGTGACTCCAAGAAGTGGAAGAATCGTTTTTGAAAATCCTTTTTATTATACAGACTTTCATTACAGACAAGATTTTGGTGATGACGATACAACCAATGGAATCGAAAATACTATTGGGGTTGTTAGGTTTTATAATAGTAGACAAGCAGGAGCTGCAGATGGATCCAAAGATAAAGTATCAACTTATCCAGTCAAAGATGCAGTTATACATCCTAGATATAATAGAAAATTAAGAACATACACAGGTTCAATTTTGCTAAAAAATATGACAATTAAAATTGGCGGTGATGTGATTAAGGCCGAGAATGATGCCAGAGGAAAATTTAATGAGATGTCAAACATCCAAATTTTCAATGGTGAAAATAAAAAAGATAAACCAATAGTAGCTAATGGCGCTAAAAATCAAAAAAATGTTACATTTTCAAACCTTTATTCTTATGCGAATTCAATTGATCATTATATAGACAGCAGTTTTGAAATAGAATTTGAAGGAGATGATAATAGATATACAATAGATTCTGTATCTACATCACAGATAACTTTAAACGAAAATTTATCAAAAGCTTTATCTTCAAGTAATTTTACATTATTTATACCAAGAGGGTCGAGGGATCCAAATTACACATGGGGCAATTATAAATTAGAAAAATTTTATGATTCTTGGAAGCAGGAAGTTTGGCCTAAACAAAGTATAAGGAGGTATGATTTTATTGATGGAAATTGGACTAGAGATCAAATTATAGAGAGTTCTAACCCATATGATGATTCATGGGAAGGAGAGAGAGCATATAGATGTGCGCAATCATTTACATCATACAGAAATGATTATTTCTTTAACACAAACGAGTCTTTAAGGCAAAATTACCAATATAACGAGGTGAGCAAAACCAGTTACTGGATGGATAGTGCCGACGACTCATTTCGGCATGAGCTATTTGATACAACAGCAAATGATTCTAGATGCTTAACAGATATATATGATGATCTTGCAGGCGGACAAAAAGATGGAATTAGAAAAATGCCCAAGAGACATCCTTTCTTTGCGAATGAATTCACAGAATCATTAATGATAGATTACAACTATCACGGAATAGCTTACTGGGAAAGAATGGTTCCTCAGGCCGTAAACGGGGCATGGGGAGGAGTTTCTTCAAAAATACCCAAGAGAGATGAGATTGTTTTTGATGGTAGTGAACGTCCAATGGATGTCAGCTGGGATGCATGCAGTTGGGTTAGATATTTTGAAAAGATAAAGACTAAATGGCGCACTGGCCCTGCTGATTTAAATTTAGTAGCTTACTTGAAAGAAAATGCTCCAGAGATATGTCCATGGGAATGGTTTATATGGTTCGCTGAACCGATTTCATTTACAGACATATCAACAGAGAGAAATAATTCTAACTTCGAAAACATGTACGAAAATCAACTAGCATCAATATGGGGTGATAAAAATAATAGAGGAGAGGTTGTTGATCTTAGAGTAAATGAATTTGTATGGGGAGGATTAGATGCGGCTTCATCAGCGATTTGGCCAAACTACAAAAATAATGTAGCTTTTATAAGTCCTAGATGGTTTAATTATGGAATATCAACTTACTACAGCGGTTTTTCCAGTGAAATTCAGGAAGCTTATCCCAATAATACACCATTAGGTAATGAACTAGATAAAGCATGGTTTTCTTTTTGTGCGGCAGAAAAAGACCCCACAATGTTCAGAATATATACTATGCCTGAAGCCTATCTTCTATACCCAATGGCATGGATGTATGCAGGGGCTGATAATCCTATGAATTTTAGCGGTACATTAGGAGATGTTCATAAAATTGATGACAGGTTAGTAGAAGAATGGGCTAGTGATTGCTGGACAAGTGCGACAAACAAAGTTGATTATACGAGTGTTAGCATAGGCTCTGTTAAAGCTAGCGGCACATCAGGAACTAAAACGGTAACATTAAGTAATAATATATCCTCAATACAAGATAAAAGTAAAACAAAATATTTTACATTTGTTTATAGTGGTGTGGAGTATGATATAATAACAAAGTCAGGAAACAAACTGACACTTAACAAAAACTTGAATTCGACATTTAACAATACATCCAGTTTTGGTATTCGAAACAAAAAAATGCCCACACAGCAAAATTTAGACCAGCGAGATGTTGTAAAATCAAGAAAAGATTATTGGGAAAGAGTTTTATATACAAAAAGCAAAAAAAATTTATTGCACCCCTGGTGTTTGGCTCAATATGGATACGACGCAGACCTGCTTGGAATTTTGAGTCTTTATGCATCTAGCGAAGATACTGGGGCAAATGCTTGGTATGGAAACGAAAGAGAAGCTAGAAAATATGGAGTTCCTCATTTCCTTACAATATATGAATCTGATGAAATATTAAGTAGGGGATCAAAAATAGAGGTAATGCTTCATCAAGCTGGATGCCCATTCAATCAAGAACTATTAGATGATAAAGGGGATGCTATAGAAGAAGAAATTTTAATAGGACATGGTAGGAGTACTTTACCATGTGATACTTATAGGTTATATATTGTTGCAAAATATCAAGTAGATTCTAAAGAATTCGCTGAAGTTAGTCGAGAAGAAGATAACAGGAGTGATCAATCTACTGAAAATGCTGCAGACTATAAAACTGATGTAAATGAGTTCTCTGTGGATCGTGATGGATCGGTCGACACACTGGACGAACAAAAACAAATTCCAAATGATTATGATGAAGATACTGACTATACCTAAGATTAATTATCCTTAGCAGCCGTTATCTTCATCATAACAATCTGATTGAGTCTCTTCATTTGGATTTTCTTCAGCCTCGTCATCGTACATATCATTGTTGTTATTCGTATCATCCGCACAAGGAGCATCACAGGTTGCAGTTTGTTCTCCAGATGCTCCATGGGCACTTCTCCCAGGATAATACATAACTCTTTCTTTAAGGGTGCCTGGATTTAATAAAGGAAAATCAAAAGCCGTGTAACCTTGAGGTTGGTCATATTGTATATTTCTCATTGCATCAGCAATATCTTTAGGATTAGGCTCGTAAGACAGCCCCTTTTTAAGATTATTTCTAGGATTTTGATCAAATAAACTTTGTATAGAGATCATGTCAATTGTATTTCCGCAAGCATAAAAATCTTTTTCGTCTGTGACATGTCTAAACCCATAAGTGGTTCTAGTGAAATCTTTAAGCCCTTCAGGGGTCTTATGTCTAATTATTCCTTGAGGTTTTTTGCCTGGTTGATCTTTCTTTCTATGAAAATTTTTCATATAATTTTTAAGATAAACCTTTCTTCCATTATCAGTATTTTTCCAGTCAAGATCTAGGGCAGCTCCTCTTAATGCAGTACTAATAGAAGATTGAATTGCATTATCATAAACATCCTCTTGAATAGTTCTTCCATTTTTGATTTTATATATCCTAAACTTTGTATTAATTGGGTTGCCTCTACATGCAATTTGATTGCCAAAGCCTTTGTAAGTATCAGATCCTGACCTTATTGTCAAGCAAATTCTAAAGAAAAAAACCTCTCCTTCTTGCAACCCAGAAACTTTAAATTTAATATTCTTGTCGTTCCAATCTGTCAAGGGAGAAACTTCGGCAATACTATGGTATTCTAAAGCATTTTTAAAATTCGAACCTGTATAAGTTATATTCCAGTGCAATGAAAAATCACCCTGATCGTAACTTGTTCCAGGTCCTAATATATTTCCTAAATAACCCCCTGAGCTCCTTGAGCCAAATCCGCTTGAACTAGAATCACTGTTAAATGTTTGATATCCATCCATGTTTATGCCCGCTCCTATTTCTGTAGTAGGCACTATGGCAACACTGTCATGATCTTTAAGTGTTTTATAAAGAGATGAGTCTACGACTATATATTTTGTTGGATGTCTTGCCATGATTATGTCTCCTGATCAAATTCAACAGTCCATCCTCTTTCCTCTAATCTTGCAAAACCACTCAAGCAATTATCATTTACATCAGGTAATACATAAGTACCTTCGGGTACTTGACCTCCATTAGAAGCTTTTATCGCATTAAGATACAAGTTTCCTCTAAATCCATTTGAAAATACTGGATTTCTTGGACCAGATCTCGTTCGTTGATTTTTACATTTAAAGATGCCGTTTGGTTGTTTGCTATAAAGTGCAGTTTTAATAAAACTGTAGATTCCTGTTTGGTCTAAAAAATTCCTACATATATTAATATATCTTACATTTGGACCATGAAATGGCATAAAATCATATCTAGTTAGCATCTGATGGTCTGTATCAAGCTTTAAGTCATCAGGGTCATAAGATCTTAGATAGCTTGGTATAGTAGTCCTCAAACAGTCTTGAGCTCTTATTATGTTCAATTGCCTTCTTGGGTGATTGTATATTCCAGAAAAAAAGATTTCTGGAGGTCCATCTGGATATTTTGAAGTTGGATATTGATATGGCCTCCATTTTGGAATACTTGTTCCATTTGACAAGGGTATATATTGTAAATCCATTTCTCCCGTTGGAGCTCCACAAATATGGTATTGATTAGGGTGCTCCAAGCTGGTGCCAGAGATGGTTATTTCATACAGGCGGTCTAAATCTGGAGCGAGAAACAATTTTTCAAAATTAGGGCACTGTGCTATTCTTATTGCCTGTAAGTCGAACTTAGATTTCCTGTATGCATAAGGAGGTATCCTGAATCCTGAAAGTGATGGATTGTTAAATATTCTAACCGAATTAACACTGTGCCTTCTTGGGTGAATATATGCATTAGGAGCACCGCACCAAAAATAGTTTTCTTCATTATACCCGTCCAAATCTGGAAAATGCTGCCGTAATGGTGAGGGGTTTGATATTCCAACGAGAGCATCCTCACCAGTCCAGTATGTATAAATCGCTTTAGGGCATGGATCTGGAGATATAGGATCTATCGTATGCCATTTAGGAAAAGACGTTAAGGGGAAAACTTCTTTCGCTCCAGTTATATGAAATTCAGTTAAATGATCGAAATGAGCTGGATTATTATCAAATAAATACTGTAATTGACAATATTGTCCAAATAACTGGTAATTATAGAGTAATTGAAATGTATTTGCTGTAGTGCCGTACGAAAATTGTCCATCAAGTTGAGGAGCTCTGTTTGTTACTGGGTCTCTCAAAGCTGCTTTGTTATCAAGTATGCGAATTGATGGATATTTAACTCTACCATCAGTTAAATCATAAACATATTTATTTACATTACCATGATAAATGCCTGGGGTAAGAAGATTAAATCCCCTGTAAGTGGCCTTAACTCTTCCAGTTCCAGTAACAGTATACTTCAAGACATGTTGTGAAGGCAAATCTCTAGCACCAGTAAAACCGCTTAGAGTTCCGCTAATTAATCCAGTGTGAGATTGGTGTTTTATGTACAATGGGTTTTCATTGCCTCCAACTTGATTTGCTTGTATAGTAAATGGTCCAAAACTATCTCTAATTATGTCTCCTACTGGAGAAACAGAATATCCACTTACACCTGAAATTAAATCATTATCTATTATGGTTTGAATCTCTTTGCAGCCATACCAGTATCTTATAGGCCTTGAGACTTTCTCTCCTTCTTCTGGGTGATTGTATCCAAGGCTGTATACGGATCCAGTAAAAGGAAATAGATGTTTACTTTGATTTGTATTAGCTTTTGTTAATGAGGCATAACCACCAGTAAATACAACATGACTTTCTCTGTAAGCTTGAGTTGTTGGACTAAAAAAATCTCTTCTAGGTTGGTAAATTTTAGTCCTAAGCATGTCGTATGGATCATTCTCATGAACAGTTTCCTTTGACGGCAGTTCTGCGTTGGGGTTATCAATCAACCTTGCACCCCTAGAATATTCAGTCCAATCCTGGCGCTCAACAAACCTGGCATCATATTGTAGTCCAAATTTTTCAGCAACGGCTCTGGCATATAAATTTGGAGTTTGCTGAAGCATCTTTAAGGTTACAGCATCGCCAGTTGAAGTCCACGTATTTGTATTAGTCGTGACTGAACCTTCGCCTGGTGTTAGCGAACCTCCTCCTATAAGGATATTACTGGTATCATTATCCGACATTATACAATAAAAAGCTTTGTATAATATTACACTCAATGTTAATTAATTTCTAATTAAGTGTAAAGATTATATGTAATGGAATCTGCTATTATAAGGTATAATTCGGCAAGGCTTTTCGCTGAGTCTAGGACTCAACCTGGTCAACTTACGGCAGTTTCTTTAGTAACAGATTTTAACTTTGGTTTTAATGTGGAAGCTCAAGAAGTAAAATCCTTGGGTTACGGAGAGGTTTTAAGGCCTATTATATCAAATCAGAGGCCCGTTTTTAGTTTTTCTTATTTTTTGTCAGATGTAGATAACGAAAAATTATTTAGAATGCCTGTTACATCTGAGCAGGCACTTCTTGATAAAATTCCTCTTTTTACTGGAATAGAACCTTTTGATATGTTTTTTTTAACAGAAGAAAGCGGAGGAGATTTAGATAGTAGTGGAATAGATAAAATATCAACATGTGCTTTTGTAAATTCTATTTTAAAAAATTATTCTTTTAGAATTTTAAGCACAGGATATATAAAAGTTAGCGTAACTTTTGAGGCGGACAATGTTATTTTTAAAAAATTTAAAGATATTTATCAACCTGATATCCTAGGACACGGAGATCCATTAGAAAATATGATATTAGATTATGATGTTGAAGACATTAAGGCTACAAATCAACCTAGAATATTAATAAATGATGGATCTCACGAAGTAAGTTTAGATACTGGAGGTTATGGAATATCAGACAGATTAACAAATTTTGAATTTTCAGCAAACTTAGAGCATAAAATTCTTCATGATTTTGGACAATTTCATCATAAAAGACTTATAAAATTTCCAGTAAAAGCTAAAATAAATTTATCTGCATTTATAGGAAAAATGCTCCATGGAGAGCTTGATAATATAATTTGCGGAAGAAGAACTACAGATTTTTTAATAGCAAACTCCGTAGTGGATTGCGATAAATATTTTGATGATAAGTCTGGAATGTTATTTAAGGGAGCTAAATTAAACAATCAGCAATATCAAGTTTCTGTATCTAAAGGTGGTTATTTAACTACAGACATGGGCTTCGATTTGGACATAAGCAAAACTTATGGAGCATGGATAAGTCAACATGTTAGTACAGAAAATTCAATTTTTGTTGGTGAAGATACAGAATATGACCCTAAAACCAGACGAAGAAGGGTTAAAAGTGAGAATTCCTTGCTAAACATTGTGCTTGAAGATGGGTCGGGCGGTAAAATACTATCTGAGGTTGCACTAGAAATGTTTTCTTCTTTAAGAAATTTCTCCGATTCTCTTGGATGATAAGTGTAATTAAATTAAATGGCTGTAGATAGAAAAATATCAGATCTAGATAATGCGATCCCGCCAAGAGAGGGAGATTATTATCTGCTTGCTAGAGAAGACTTTAACAATTACAAAGTAAGTCACGGAGATCTTTATAATCTTTTCAGGGCAAGTGTTGTTTTCACAACTGGAGATAATGTTATAGGCCAAAAGGTTTATGGCGTTAAAAAATTTCAAGAATTTGTATTAGGAAATGTAAGTGGAAATTTATCTGGATATGCAAGGTATGTAATTGATGGAGTTTATACCACAGGCAATCAAACAATAAAAGGAGAAAAAACATTTTCTGAATTCATACAAGGAAATGTAAGTGGCAACCTTTCTGGAACAGCAAGATATGTAGTCGATGGAGTTTACCTTACGGGATCTCAAACAATATATGGAGAAAAAACTTTTGAAAGTTTTATAAAAGGGAATGTAAGCGGAAACTTATCTGGAACGGCAAGGTATGTAAAAAGCGGAGTTTACACATCAGGTGATCAGAGCATAGAAGGAGATAAAGATTTTGTTGGAAGACTTCTAATATCTGGCAAGCCTTTTGAAAATTATTTGCCAGACACAGATGGATTTGTACGTGTTACTGGCGAACAGACAATAGAGGGAAGAAAAACCTTCTTAAAACCCATAACTGGAGATCTTACTGGTACTGCTAGGTATGTACAACATGGAGTATACATTACTGGAGACCAACAAATTACGGGAAGAAAAGATTTCGTTGGTGATCTTTATATCAGCGGTAAACATTTTACTGAGTATGACAGATATTTAAAGGATGTAGTTCATACCACTGGCGAGCAAAATATAGACGGAAGAAAAAATTTTTTGATGCCCATAACTGGGGATCTTACTGGTACTGCTAGGTATGTACAACATGGAGTATATATTACTGGGGACCAACAAATTACGGGAAGAAAAGATTTTGTTGGTGATCTCTATATCAGCGGGAAGCCTTTCGCTTCATATGCTCCAAAAGAACTTGCAGTAGAAAGTCTTACGGGTGTAAGATCTATTTCTGGAGCAGGTTTAGTATTAAGTGACGGAACCTTAAAGACAG